TGCTAATGCCTCATCCGTGAGGTGGTTAGATTTAAGATTAGCTATGAGTGTAACTGTTGCGGCTTGCATTAAACCAACAGTCAGTGTAGCTTCTCTAAGATTTCTATCTGCTTCCATTAGGTGAGTTAGAACTGCCCTACCCTCGTCTGAGAGTAGGTCTGATTCATAGTTCACATCATCTACTGTTACTGTAGCCATTATAACTCATCCTCCATTGCTGTTTCATAAGAATCAAACTCAGCACCATCAGGCGTACCGACTTCAACAAGCTCAAGAACCTGCATAGCTTGGAAGTCTAAACCCTTAAAGGTTGTACCTTTCCATACTGATTCCCATTCTTTATACTGAACCTTAACACTAGAGCCATTACCAACACGGGCATCTAATGGATTCTTATACTGATCTACTAGCTTTGGTGCTTGTCGAACCATACCGTTAGGGCCTTCGACCTTACGCTTAATTACAATAGCAGGGCCTTCGTCCATTTGTTTAATAGTAAAGCCACGAGCTTTAAAATCTTCTGCTGTTGCTTCATCTACAACTAAGTTGACTGAATACATAGGATCAAAAGTTGTATTCGGAGTTGTTACTGATGCCCAGTATGCTGAGCCTTCTAATATAGCCATGTTACTTTCCTTTTTGGTGGTTAAAAATTTGAATGTGAAGTGTACTGTAGTTTTTATAATGTGTCAAGCTTTATTTGTTACCTATTGAATCCGTGTCCTTGTTGCCGTTGATTATGTCGAGCGTTGTTTCATACTCAGTCTTGTCGATGATGTACTGTATGACCGCTTGTTCCTTCACGCCATACTGCTTACAAGCTACGCTTAAAAGAACCTTACCGTCTGCCACATCTCTTGCCGCCTTTGATGTAGCTACTGCTTGCGGTGATGGATCTGTACTAAACATCTCTTCAAACATTATCATCCTCCCTTTCTTTCTTGAGTTCATCTATCATTAGCTCAGATTCGTATAGCAATCTAATACCGCACCCCAGTGCTACTAACACCAACACTCCTAGAATTATATCAAGCATAGCTTACCCCTTTAATACTAACAGTACATTTATAAGAACTAAAACACACGACAATATAACAGCAGTTCTTATTGTTTTTATAAACCTTGATTCAAACTTGCTCTTCATTACTGTGGCTTCTTTCTCCACCCAGTTGGTCGCTCTTTGCAGGACGTTTATCGTCAGCTTCTTTACCTTCTTCATCTTCTTTCTCCGTCTGTTGCTTGTTAAAAATCGCATCGAAGTTATCGTTAAATCTATTTAAGTTTACGCTCCTTGCACGATCACCCTTGCCGCCATGTGTTGCGTCACCCATGTTCTCTAGTCCTCCGTCCATATCTTACCAAAGGTTATCACGATAAAGGGTAGCATGATTACGACACCCTCAAAGGATGCCGCATTGATCTCTTCAGTCAGACTATTAGTAACCCATACAGCCCTGCTGTCAGCGAACTCGAAGTCAAGACCCACACCTAGCCTATAGTTTATACTTAAAAAGTTTTCTCCAAATCCTGTTGTCATTTTGTTTTCCTTTTATTAAATTGATTAAGGTACTCACCTACTGTCAGGTCAGATGATTCTATTTTAGATGTGAGTGCTTGCCATTCTTTAACAGCCCATTTAACTTTACTGTCTGCAAGAATATCTAACACTGCGTCCTGTAGTTGACTAGGTTTATCTAGAATATAACGCACCTTTCGATGCGCCAGTGAATCTATACTGAATACTTTCTCTGGTATCTTCATGCCGCAACCGATAAGAAAGTGTGAGCATTTAGGGTCTGTCTTACAACCTCTTGTCTATCGTTCTGTATTGATGCAATGTTCGCCATGCTTGAAGAACGAGGGGCTTCAAAGTGTGTTGACCAATCTGTCATAGCATTATACACAGCCCAGAAGTTATTGCCAAGACGTTTAGAATAGATTGCATTGTACATATTCCACATATACTGAAGACTAGTGTTACGTCTAGGCATATCAAACAGTATATCAGTAGGGTTAGTAACCCCTTTCTTTATTGAATCTAAAGCTGTCTTGCACTTGAGTGCTTCGGCAAAGAATCTAAACGCCTCTAGATTACTACACTCTCTACCCTCCCACTGTTGCCATAGGTCACGCTGATTGTGAAAGAGATCTAAAGACTTAGTAATAATCCTACCGCCCTGCTCAATGTCTAGTGACCTAGTGTGCTTAGCTTTGAACACTGACACTTCACCACCTACAAAGACTTGAAGATTTGTACAAGCGTGTTGTATTGCGGCGGCACTAATCATGAACGGCCAAGTACCATCAAAGGATGATATAGATAGGAGGCTCAGACTAGCCTCATCACCGTCACTAGTTCTATAGGTATGCTCTGGTAGCTTGTATTGTACAAAGGTTCTAGCACCATTGTGTGAGGTTCTAATAGTCTCCTCCATCCCATTGATAGATAGGTCAGAACGCTCAATGATATTCCTAGTAACATCTATCATGTGCTTAGGTGCTACAGGTTTATAGCCATGACCGTGGATACCTAGCTCTTCACCAGTATCGGTGCGGTAGATAACAGATTTACTGCTTGGTAATGCGTCACCATATTGGGTGGCGGTGTACGTCAACGGTGCAACAGCTATATCAAAACCTGCTGAGCCATAGCCTCTATCTTTAATAGCTTGTAGTGCTGTGTTATTTTGAAACATCGGTGTGATATTATTCATTACTGTATTCCTTTCTGGTTTAATTTAATTAATATTAACACTCACTGATGTAAGTGTCAACAATTTATTTTACAAACACGCTTCACTTAACATATTATATATGCTATAATATTCTTTATAGTTTAAAAGACTTAATAACTTTCTTCTATTTTCTTCTGTAAAAAAAAGAACAAGGACAATAGCTTTATAGTCTACATAGACTATTTAGTTATTAGCTCCGCAGAAACCACAGCGGTTTCAACCACATAAATCTGTGACATCTTATAGTTCTTTCGCATAGCCTCATTGTTGCCATACTCCATAGCTTGTTCAGGTGTCTCAGCCGCCACAGTTATGTAGTAACCAGACAACTCAGACATAAGAACCTTGTAGCTATGGATTGGTTTAGATGTATCAATGATGCCTTTCATCTGTTGTGTTCCTTATAGTTAGGGTCAATTGTTGTTAGCTTCTGTCGCAACCACTTCATTGATAGCTGTTCACACCTCCCTTCTAAGTTGCTATCAGGCTTAGAATATTTAAGGCCTATAAAGTTATTATCTATTTCTACATGACGGTAACGTGCCATCCTACTGCATAGGGTTTTAAGTCCTACCTCTGCAACTTCAGAGTATTCTTTCATGCTATAGTAAGTACCAGTATGTAGATCAGGGTGTTCGCCATTAAACTTAAAGGTCTTTATCTTCATTGTTCTTTCTCCTTTAGTGGTGGTGCTTGTTTAATATCAGTAGCACAGTCCGTTGCCAAGACTAATGGTTGACATATCTCTTTGCACCATTGTCTCATTCCCAACCTTGTGTTCATCCAAGACTTCCACATTTGCTTCTCGTTCATAGTATCTATTAATCTAGCCATTGCTCTCTCCCACATAAGTTATTATATAAAATATACCACCGCGCTGTCCAATTTTATGTGCATCTTCTAGAGTTGAGGCGTACTGAGTACACCCCATTTCTTCCCAATCAATTGCCCACATGTTATCTCTCCACTGTTACTTTAAAGTCTGTCGCATCTATCTCAGCCCTGACAGCATCCATGACCTTAGTTTCTAGTGCATCATCAACCATAACTTCGATAGCATATGAATCTGGGAAATCTAAATCTTCCATTGCAGACTCAACCATAGTCTCAACTTCATCGCTGTCAGTCTTTTGTTCCATGCTACATTCAAGATCTTCGAGCCTACTATCAACATCATCTAACCTCATGCTCAACTCTGTAACCGTTGACTCTTCGCCATCAGACTCAGGGCTAGGGCTGTCTAGATAGAACTGTACCCTGCGCTCAAGGTCTGCAATCCTATTAGAATCGCGGATATGGATCTCTTCCATAGCTTTAAGCGTCCCATTTAATTCTTCCACATCAACAAACGCAGAGTGAGACATTCTATCAGCCCTCTCTACAGCGATGTTGTTAGCAACTCTATCATCAATCCATGCTTCTACTGCTTCAATTAAAGTCTTCATTTTACTTCTCCAGTTAAATAACTATAGTGAACTTCACTTACATGATTACCGTCTTGCCATTTAACAGACTTGGTGGCTAAAAAAGAACACCAACTGTTCCATAGATTTTCAGTGCCGTAATCGTGACACATCAATATATAATCTAAAGTCTTTTTAGCATTAGCCGCTCTCCCTTTGTTTGTCTTAGGGTTTTTAGAAAGCGACAATGACTTAACATCTAAACCGTACATCTTAATATTATGAACATCCATACAACCAACTAATCCGGCTGTAAGCTGACAAGCAAATCCTGCTTTTGGTAATCCCAAGCCGTCAACACGAAGAAAGATTTTCATAAGTGACTCAGCTTTAACGCTGTCAATCTGTTTAGAATTAATAACCGCCATAACTTGAGCATAAATTTTATGCTTGTTGGCCTCTAAATACTGATAGGTTTTAATCTTGTTGCCCCACAAGAACTTAGATTTAATGCCATGTAACCTGACATCAAGTAACTGAGCGCCAACACCTAACCAGTTTTGTTGGATACTAAGAACAACCATTAGAATAACGTAAGCCATATTATCCGCTGAACGCTGTGAATATTGCTGACATTTTACCGCATGATTTTTATACATAAAACACCTCGTTTGTTTATAACGTAATAAGTTTAAGTGCCTTCAAAGCCGCTTCATAGCTCTTAAACAACGGACTGCCATAGTCATCTTGACCTACGTAATAGCTATTGCTTAAAGGTTCAAAGGGTTTCCAAGCCTCCTTGCTAATATTATTTATATGGTACATCGGCACAGTCTTTCCTCTATCATATACATTTACTAACACTATTGATTTATTCATATCTCTCTCCATTCTAAGTTGCAAACACTAGGAAAATACTCTCTGTTGTGC